ATGAAAACGCTCCGTTTCACGTTGAATGGTACAACTATCTACAAAACAAGTTTAGCCCACTCAAAGCTTACCCGCACAGAGAAAAGAAACGGTTGCAACTTTGGCCTCGAGGTCACGGTAAAACAGAAGGAACAAGCATCAACTATTCAACATGGCTCATCGGCAACAACCCAGATATACACATCAACACAGTATCTAAAACCGCGAGTCTCGCTGAATCAATAAACATGGCTTGCATGCAACGAATAGAACACGACAACAAATACATTGACATCATGAAAGAACTGAAACCGCGAAACCCGATTAAATGGACAACCCAACAGTTCATTGTTGACAGGAAAGAAATAAGCAAAAACCCAACCATGAAAGCAACTGGGCTTATGGGTCCAATCACGGGTGGAAGAAGCGATCTTGTTATCTGCGATGACATCATAGACGAAGAAAACATAAGAACACGGCTTCAACTGGAAAAGGTTAGCACATGGTTCAACAAGGTTCTTATCCCAACATTATACCCGTGGGGCGGCATCATAGTCATCGGAACAAGATGGAGCTACGCTGACATCTACGCTGAACTGCTAGAGAAATGGCCTCACGACGTTAAACAAGCAATCATAAACAACAAAACAAAAGAAGTGTTATGGCCTGAATATTGGACTTACGAGAAACTATTGGAACGCAGAAACGAAATCGGCAGCATCTTCTTTAACTGTCAATATCAGAACGACCCGACAGGCATGGAAGGCGATCTGTTAAAAGCTGAATGGTTGCACCCTTGGGAAACACCGCCACAGTCAAGCCTTCCCAACTTTGCAGGTGTAGACGCAGCTTTAGGCGAAGGCGACCTGTTCAGCATAGCCACGGAAGCTTACAACCGTAAGAACAGACAAGGCTACTTGCTTGACGTTTGGGCTGAACGTGTACCGTTTCCCACCGCGCTAGAGAAGCTTCAGCAACAACATAAACGGTACAAGTACGCTAAAATATACATGGAATCAAACGCTTTCCAGAAAGTGCTAATGTTCCTTCCAGAACTAAAAGGACTACCGATTGTTCCAACAGTAACCGTTCGAGACAAAGAAAGCCGTTTCATCGCCATGAGCAGCCACTTTGAAAGCAAACGAATCTTAGTTAACCCCTTTCTGTTACAGAAAAGCGAGTTCTGGCATGAATGGCTACAGTTTCCCCGAGGCCAATACGATGATGCTTTAGACAGCACTGAAATAGTGACGCGAAACGTGATGAGCAAAAAACCTGTCACTTGGAAAAGCGGTCCTGTAAGAACAGCTTGGACACGATAAAAATGCCATACAAAGACCCTGATAAGCAGCGAGAAGCCATGAGAAAGATCATGCGTAAACGTGCTATAGAAGAGAAGCGGAAAAAGAAAGAGTTTCGTCAGTTATTCTTGCAACATTACGATTGGATACTGGACGCTTATGTGATTCCACGAGAAGAAATGAAGAGGCTTAACCTAACAATTTAGTTTTGCGAGGACAAGAAATGTCTACAAAATCGCCCTCAATAATTGACGGAATTAAACGTTTCTTCAGTAAACGTAGAATAGGCACTGCAGACGTTGCAACCTCTGGCACAGGCATACTTATCCCCAGAAGCGGAACTGGCGGGGCAGGCGGCGAATACGGAGCCGACATCACTGATGAACTGAGAACTTTCGCTATAACTAGAGAACCCGTAGCGCATAGGGTGGTGTTCACGGTTGCACATGACATTTTTGACAACTGGTTTGAACTTGCCCTTGAAGGCGAAGACAACGAGGAAAAGAACAAAGAGTTTGACAAGGCTGTTCAAACAAAACTTACACGTTTGAAAGCTAAACGAGAACTCACTTTAATGAGCGTGTTTGAAAGAGCTTACGGCTACGCTATCCTGGTGTTAGGATATAAAGACGAGGGCAAAAATTTAGAAGAAGAACTTGTTAACCCAACAGACCTTATAGAAATTAAAGCGTATGGTCCGCCTCAAATTCCCAAAGTTGTCACAGTGAAAGACCATAATGACCCGCGTTACGGCTTGCCCCTGGAATATCACATTAAACAGGAAGGCATAGCCGCGCACCTTCGCGTTCACTACAGCCGCGTCATCCATTTCGCGACAAGACGAAGCTACCAAACTCGCCGTGCAGAATGGCAAGGCTTAAGCACTCTTGATCCAGTGTGGGATGACATTGTAACTTTACGGAATATACGTTGGGGCATGGGACAAGCCATGTTCCGTTGGGGCAGTGGCGTTCCCGACATAACTTTCACTGGTGCAGAACAGGAAGAGATTGACGATTACATTGAAAGCGGCGCGTTCAGCAACATTTCAGCTAGAACCTACTTCGCACATAACGAAGACCAGATGATCGAGTTTAAAGGCGTAGCTGGCAAAGCGTTGGACCCTATGAACTATTACTTGCCCATCATGGAAAACATCAGCTGCGGCACAAGCATTCCCCTCGCCATTCTGCGTGGGGTGCAGGCGGGAGCGTTAACGGGCAGCGAAGTGAACCAGCAGGAATATTACGGTGTCATCAGTGATTGCCAGAGCGCGTACGAAAACGGCATCAGAGAGTTAATTAATGCTGTTCGCAAGGTTTACGTGCCTGAAGGTGAAGGGCAAAGTAAACTGCGTGAAGGCGAGTTTGAGTTTAACTGGCGAAGCGGCATTGAACTTCCTGAAGAAAAGAAAACGCAGATTGAACTGTTAGAAGCGCAGATACTGCAGATTAAAGGCCAGTTTATGACGCGGAATGAAATAAGGAAACAGATTGACCCTGACCTTCCCGATTTAAGCGAGGAACAGGGCGGCAACGAGATATTAGGCAAGTCGGGCTTTATGGATAAACAGTTTGAGAAAGGCGAAACATTTCATGTTAACCCGTTGAAGGATGGCAGCAGTGCAGTTACAACGTTGCGTAAGCGCAGTAAAAAGCGTTAAAGCCGTCATAGCTGTCAACTCGTTAAGGCGCATTCCAGAAGAATATAAACCTCAAACCTTCTTCGGCGAACATGACCTTTGGATTTACGTTCCAATCTACGACGAGAAACTATGCCCAACTTGTGAAGCACACGCACGCGATTTAGTGTTCAGAGGATCAGAGCTTCGCAGTAAGTTTAAGTATCTTAAAATTATTGACGACGGCAGAATATACGCCAATGTGCATCCTAACTGCCGCTGCGAACTGTACCGTGTGATTGGTGTTGAACAGTATTTGCGGTGGCTTGAAATATTGGAGCAACGAAAAAAAGAGGAAGTAGAAACATGAAGAAAATAGGTTACGACCAACTACATTTAGACCAGCTGAAAGTGGTAGATGACAAAAAGAAATGTTGCCTACGAGTAAACGCTGTCATAACGAAAGTAGGCGTGTACCCGTACCCTGACGGTAGAGCATTCAAATCTAGAATGGAACTAATAAAAGCAACGCCAACCGCCCGCAACGCTAAAATCACCATCATGGACCACCCTGACAGCATGGTTGTTATGAGCCAGAACCAAATTTACGGTACAGTGGAAAAACCGTTTTTTGAACGCGACAGAATCCGCGTAACACTTAACTTTGACAAGTATGTGACTCCAACCAAATTTTTAACTGACGTGCGACAAGGCAACTTGAAAGACGTTAGCATAGGCTTCTACTATCAACCCGACTTCACGCCTGGAACGTGGAATGGACAAGGGTACGATTACGTTATGCGAGACATCGTTATTGACCATGTGGCTGCGGGAGTCGCTAAAGGAAGATGCAGTTACCCCAGCTGCGGAATAGGCGTAGACAATATTGGTGTAGACACTATTTTACGGCGCATCGCTTTAGACCCTTTCGGAAAATACGAAAGCTTTGCGGACTGCGTTTCTAAAAACCAAGATAAAAATGATCCTGAAGCTTACTGTGCGTCACTTGAGGAAAAGATAACTGGAAAGTGGCCTGCAGAAGACCAAACGAAAATTAAAGGAGGTAAAAAAGGTTTGAGTGAAGACAAAGATGCGGGTACGACAACGCCAAGTGAATTTCAAGAATGCGTTTCTGCTAGAGTAGCGGAAGGATGGGATGAACAGGCAGCTAAAGACTATTGCATGGCACATACAACGCCAACCGATCAGCCTGATGAACCAGCGTCAACACAGCCGGAAGATGCTGGTTCAACTGGCGGGGCACAAGAGGAACATGCGCCTGAACAGCCTGAAGGACCAACAGAAACAGAAGACGTTTTCGCTAAGTGCGTGAGAGAACGGATGGCTGAAGGCGCAGCAAGGGAAGAAGCGGAGAAAGTTTGCAGAGGAACCGAAGAACACGCTGGCGACCAGGAAGTTGAGAAGACAGAGCTTGAACGGTGCATAGAGAATAAAACTGACGAAGGCATGAACCCTGAAGAAGCAAGAGAATGGTGCTTAGCTGAACAAGCAGGTGAACATGTAGAAGCAGATGTTTTAATTGAACACAGCCAGAAACTGCTTCAGATGCGAGAGCAACGCGACATTGAACGTCAACGTTCCGCACGTAGAAGCCCGTTATAGTCAATTTTTTGACCCTTCGAGAATAAAGGTTAGTGTTCTCCCTAGTGGACAACAAGCTAGGTTAAACAAGTTGGTTGTTCACGCGCACGCGGCGTGGCTAAAGAAGCAGCAAACAAAAAAAGAGATGATTTAAATGGTGAACAAAAATATTGCTTTGGACAAAACAGTGAAAACGCAACTGTCAAAACTAACTTTAGACGTTAACCGATTGACAAAAGAAAACATCGCTGTGAAAGAAGAGAATAAAGCGTTGCGCAAACAGACTGTGCAGTTAGCCGCTGTCATAGAGACTGATTTGAAAACCGATTTAATAGTGAACATCATGGCTAAAAGCAACTACAAAAAAAGCGACCTTGAAGACTTGAAAGTGGAACAACTGCAAACTATTGACGAAACTTTAAGCAGAGGAAAAGGCGATTCTGTTTACAAGCCGATTCGCGCTGGAACCGCCAGCCAATCTTCAAAGAGACTAACAGTAGGCAGTCTTTACGGTAAGACAAGAAACGAAATCTTAGAGTCAGGAGGCGACTTCTAATGCCGCAAGGTGTAATTCAACCAAACAACTCGATCTTATACGCTGGACAACCTATAATTCAAGAGATGGAAGCTAAAACCATCACTGACTTAAGCCCAGGCAAACTATGCATTGTAGACACAAATGACTGGGACATCAAAGTTGCCGGAGCAGACGCAGGAAACGTTCTCGGCGTGTGCGATGTGCCGAGCGACGAGAAACTAAGCCTCATGACCGTTGAAGCAGTTGAAGGCACAAACACTTCAGCCACGGAGTTTACAGCGAAAGATCAAGTGCGTGTCTTACGCGGCGACATTGTTGTTAAATTGATGGCGCAAAGCGGTGAAACAATCAACGTTGGTACACGTTTAGTTTCCGCCGCGTGCGGCCTCGTTAAAGCTGCTACTGCAGACAGCGGCGCACCTGAAGACATTGTGGGCTACAGCCTTGAAAGTCCAGTGTTAACTTCAAGTTGCAAGTGGGTTCTCGTTAAACTGACAATATAGGTGACTTATGATGCAAAGCATGAAACGTGTTGGCTTGGCTACTGGAGCTTTAACTGACTACGAAGTTAACTATGTGGAAACACAAATCGTTAAGACAGTGAGGCCTCTCTTAGTCGGCAGACAATTAATGCCCATTCGTTCCTTGCCTTCAGCAGGCTACACCAAATACACTTACTACACTGAAAACGATATGGGACAAGCAACCATCAGCATGACAGGCGAAGAGCAGAGCATGGACAAAGTGGATTTAACTGAAGGCGACGTGGAAATTCCAATCATAAGCAAAGACTACCATCTTCACTGGCGAGACGTTCTTAAAAGACGAGAAGCAGGCGAAGACTTGAACACTCAACACGCAGAAAACGCTGCACGGCAAGTGGCAGAAGAAGAAGATAAACTGATCTTGTCAGGCGAATACACAGGTTGGCCTGCACTCGGCATCTTAGGCTTATGCACTTGCGCTAACCAGAATGAAGCCGGCGGCGACTGGACAGCTGGAACAGACGCTTGGAACACTGACATTCCCAATGCTAAAGCAGCACTGCGAAGCTACGGTTTCTACGGTCCCTACAAACTGATTGTAACGTCATCGTT